ACCGTAGTAAGCGTGGATCATATTGGCTGACCAAGTGTTCGTGGTAGTAGTCATCGAACCACCGGCAACAATGCGACCTGCACCCTTCAACTTCGTTGTGGTAGCGGCTGCGGTAGCGGCAATCTTCGAGATCTGATTGATCAAGTTAGCATTTGCCGTAGAGAGCGCTGTACCATAAGTAGTCGTGGTGGAAGGAGCATTGATAAGAGCGGTGAGGTTCGTGTTTGCGGCTGCCGCAGAACCAGAAATCAACACTGAACCTGCCGTTGTGGTCAAGGTTGTGTTGAACGTGAACGTCACACCGTTGATGATGACGGTATCGCCATCAGCAGGAGCGGCCGCGATTGTGAGAGTGACAGAGGACGAAAGGTTCTCTGAAACGTACACACTCGCAGTAGCAATCGGACCAGCATAACCATTCTTGAACACGGACTCGACGATCGAGAACTGCTTGCCCAAGAGGTACTGTTCGATGTCGGCGGCGGCATAGGCATCGACGACCAAGGCCATGTTTGTGATGGTCTGGTTGGCGAACCTGCGGAGCTTGGCAGGCATACGAGTAACCATTTGAGGAACAGTGGTTGAGCTCAACGTGATCGGAGTACCGCTCGAAGCGAGGGTAGAAAGGTCACCGTTGTCGAACGTCTGATAGGCGTTCAAGACTTCCTTGAAGATGTTGTAATCGAGATCAGCACCAACTTTGATGGCAATCTGACCGCCGATGACTTCACCAGGATTCAAAGGTCCTGCTTGTGTGGCTTCACCATCGGACACATGGAACACTGCCTCCTTCTCCAAGTTGATTGTAAGAGTCTCGGCCGAGTCTGTGAGTGAGTCGATTGTCGAAGCGCTACCACGGGTAACTGAACGGACATAGACACCAGAGATGTCGTATGCAACACGGGCGACCGAAGCACCGTATTTGAGTGTTGATTCAAAACGGGTATTGGCAATCATCTTACCAACGAGGACCTTCTGGAAAATCTCCTGATAGGCATTATCGAACTGGGGCTTATATTGTAATAGGGACATTAGAGTAAAAGTTACTGATAAGTCCCGTTCTGATGTTTAGAAATTGTTGCGTTCCGCAATTCCCTCGTTGTACTTCTTTTTGAGCTGGGGATCTGACATGATCTCCTTGAAGTATTCCGCGTCTTTGCGAGCCTTGGCAAAATCTATCTCGGTATCATCTTTACCGCCTCGTGGCTTTGTGGTTTCAAGTGTGCGCTTGCCGGTGACAAGGTGACCGTAAGCCTCTTCAAAAATCTTGGCGAACGTCTTGTTGGCATTCTTCGGATCGAGAGCCAGAGACTTGATGACTTCCTTGTTGACGACCGCCTTATATTCGGGCATCGCCTCAAGAGTTTTATCAAAATGCTCGGAGAAAATCTTATCGACTTTATCGGCACTCTCTTTGTCAGTGATAGGTTTGATCCTGGCTGACACTTTCTCTTCGACTTCCGCTTCTGCCTCCTTCTTCACAGCATCTGCGAAATCCCGTAGGAATTCGGCATCGACGTTGTGCTTCTCGGCGAGATCCTTGATGGACTTTGACACCTCTTTTTTGGTGGCACCGTCTTCAATGGTCTTCTTGAGGTCTTCGAGCGCCTTTGTAGCGGCCTTGGCCTCCTTCTTGTACTCTATGAGAACAGCTTCGGGGACCATACGAGGTTTATCCTCCGCAGGTTCCTTCTTATCGCTTGTCTTTAGAGCATCGCCGATCTTGACTTCTTTTTCCCCCTTGTCATCAGACTTAGGTTCAGTCTTAGCCTCGACTGGTTCGATTTTTTTATCCTCCGCGACCGGAGCAACTTTGGCTTCTGCCATAGTGGTTACCTTTTATAGATGTGGCACATCTCGACGTTATTATCCAGGCGTCACCCTGCAAAAGATTTTGAGTCTCCCGACTCCGTTGTTAATGATTATACCACAGTTTCTTTTGTAAAACTAATATGGTATGTCTTAGGTATCAGGAGGATGGGAACGGGACCATCATTGACACCCAAGACGCACCACACTAGGTGCGTTCGATTTTTAAGGTTCGTCTTCTCCGCTTTCCTCAAGAAGTTTGAGAGCTTCCAGCGCGAGCTTCTTGTTTTTCGATGACCTCGCAAGGCTTCGGAGCAAAGCCAAGCGCTCGCTTACCTTCGCACAGATCGCGATGAGCTCAATGTGCGTGGCTGTCTCGTACTTCGAGGCGAGCTTGTCTATGCCGCCAAGGATGTCCTTCTTCAAAGATTCAATGATGACTTGACCACCTTCGCTGTTTTTAACCGCCTCAAGCGAGGAATACAGTTTGATGTCTTCAGTTATGGCTTTCTTCTTAGACATTGGCTTGTGGCTGGTTGGCAGGCTCGATCACGAGTCCTGTCTGCTTGATAATTTCAACCTTCTCGTCGGCATATTCCTTGAGCTGATTCTCGATCTGTTCAAGCTTGCTCTTGGCAACCTTCGTGAATGCGAAAGATTGCTGATAGAGATATGTCGCGACACGATCCTCTTCCGAGACTTGCTCGATATGAGGATGAGTGCGGAGCACATTCTTCATCTTGGCGTCTTCGAGAGACATCTGCGCCGTGAGCTCCTTCTTGGTCTTCTCCAGATAAGCAATATCAGCTTCGATATTGTTCATCGTGAACTCGACCTCTCCGCCAGTCTTCAAGATGACTGATTCGGAAGGATTCTCTGCCTTGGTTTTAACTGTGTACGTAATCATTTTTATGCTTGAACGGGGTTATTTGGTAAACCATTCGGCATCATCCCGTCTACTGGTGCCGTAGGTGCTTTTGGAGCTGGTGCAACTGGCGCATTCGCCGTCTCAATCATCTTGCTTTCCATGATCTTGGTCTTTTCGAGCATCAAATTTCGCGCCATGTTCTTGTAGATGATCGGATCAATGCTGACCACATATCTTGCGAGTGCCATGAATTGCTGTGGCGTCATATCTTCCTGGTGATCAGTCATGTAATCGACAAACTTCTGCTTGTAGGCGGTGTTCGCAATCGCATTCGGCTTGATCGTCTCGCCGTCGAGAATAGCCTCGATGTCTCTGGCCGCTTCTGACGCGACCTCTTCGCTACCAAATTCTGATGTGTCCATAAGTTCTTTGATGTCATCCTCGTTAAAGCCAGCGACTTTGGCTTGAATCTCGAAAGCTTTCTTCGGATTGATAATCTTCGGAGCTATAGGATTGGCATTCTGCGCCTGAATTTGTGCGGAAATGAAGGTGATCTTCGCGCTCTGTTGCTGATTCGATGCCAGTGTCTCGGCGTTTGAGGCCTCCACCATGACATTGAAATAATCACCCTTGCGGAAGATGTCCTTGCGCGAGACTTCCTCTGTTTCGATGCCTTCTGGACCGATCATGTCCACGGCAATCTTCTTAGTGAGGTGATCGCGCACGCCAGCCTCATAAAGTCGGGCAAAACGCTGATAACCGAATGAATATGACTTGTTCAAGAGTCCGAAACGTCCTGCTTCGGCTTCCTGATTGCCTTCGTAAATGCCGACTTTGCCACTCTCATCAGCTGCACCCTTGGCATTCGCAGTCACGCCTGACGCTTTTTCTTGAATGGCTTCGAGAATATTGAAAACTTGGATAGGTGTGTTGATTGAAGGCGTGATGACCGTCTGATATGCCTTGTTGATGTCGAAATCTCCCTTGACCTTGATCAGTCCATCTCTGCGATATTTGAGCTCGGCAAGATTTTCTATAGCACCGACATTCACGACTTTCTGCGGCTTGTTGATAGCCTCGGCGTTGTCTAGCATCTGGTTGATGCTTACGTTCTGTGCCATGAAGACTTCGCGCACATAGTCGGAGTATGAAGGCGTCCAAAATTCTGTGAGGTCTGGGAAAGCGGCCCATGTCCACAATGGCCATGCGCACAGCGGAAATTCTTTTGTTGGAGTGAAAAGCTCATCGAGCGGAACGAGCTTGATTGCACGTCCTGCATTCGCCTGGAGAAGCAAATAGTATCGCTTTCCCTGATATGTCGTGTACCATTCCCAGAATTTATATTTCTCATCGCTCTGCAATTCCTTTTTACCGATCGTGTTCTGTCCGTACATGCGGATGAATTTGTTCGTCTCTTCCTGCGATGATTCGGTGTTGTTGCCAGAGCCGTCAATCAAAATCTGCGTCTGGTCTTTGAAGTATTCGCCAGACTGAACGCCAGCGATCAGGTCTTCTTTACTTTTGACGACACCGTAGCGTCCCCAGTAGTTCATAAGCTCGACATCAATACCACCTCCAGCTGGATCAACGAGAAGATCGTACACGTCGATGTTCTCAAGGTGAGCTCGGTATCCGTTTACGGAATCAGCGTAGTAACAATATGAGGCGCGTCCGTAGATGACTGCCTGTTTCTTTCCTACAAGGTCCTTGATGTCCCACATGTCTCTTTGCTGATCAACAACGCGGAGAGCATTCAATCTCTTTGCACGTTTCAACTGCGCTTCCTTGCGCTTCGTAAATTTGAAAACGAGCGGAGAGTCGATCTTCGAAAGCAGAGTGTGCACAAATTCCTGCATTCGTCCGAGCTCGACGTTCGCGCGCGATTCAGGGTTTGTGACTTTCTTTCCGTAATAGAGCTCTTCGTTCTTCTGCCAGTTGCGAATTTTTCCCTGCTTATATCGGCGAGCAAACTGCATCTCTCGGATGCTTTGCGCAACAATTGCGTCTATGTCTGTTTGTTTTAATTTCATATATAAGCAAAAAGAAGGCACCGAAAATATTTCGATGCCCTCTCATGGTTTGAGTTGGGTGTCAGTTATTAAATTGTGTCTGAATTATACCACAAGGACTGATTTCAAGCTACAACTAGGGCAATGGTGCAATGATGTGTATAACTGGAAAGCCTCTCTTGTAGGTCACGATCTGGCATTTCGCCTCCGTCAGCACGCCATCGTTGTTAAAATTGAGCGTAGCGGTCCCATTCCTCACGTTGAAGACACCAGCCTCAAGCAAAGTGTTGAATGTCTCGTAATTTTTCTGAAATTCAAGGAATCTCTGCGCATCGCATGCAGTCATATCAACCTGAACTTTGTCTTGGACTTGTGTAACCATGTTAGAAAACAAATTTCTTCTCGTGCTGGCAGATAATCGACGTATCCGCGTATGTCTTGATGCCTTTCGAAAGACAGTTGATCGTGAAGTAAATATCCTCGCTCACCATCTTGTCCTTGCCAGTGTCGTCCTTGTAGACGAATCTGTACCATGGCTTCTCAAGCTGTTCGAACACTTCCCTTTTGATCATCACGCACGATGCTCCGACACCTTTGGCCATGCGCGTGCCAGTGTTCGGTTTCATGTGCTGATCTTTCTCATCGACGGCATTCCATTTCCTCCACGGATCGCCTTTTTCGTCTATCTCAACGATCGGAGTGATGGCGCTTATGATCGGCTTGTCGTGCGCAAGAAGCCTTCGGAGAGCATTCAGTGGTGGTATCGTGTCCGAATCAATGAAGAATAGGTGCGAGCAGTCGCTCTTCAAAAATTCCTCGACGATTTTGTTTCGTGCGTTATCAACCGGCTGAACGCAGACAGTCGGATAGATCGAAAGATTGTACTCACCCGTGTTCGCCGCTTCCGCAATCCATCCGACGATGATTGTCATAAGAAGCGTATTGACTTCTCCCATTGTCGGCAAACCTATGAGTATTTTCGGTCTATTCATTTTGCGGTTGAAAGTTATTTTTTAATCTCTGCATAAAAAGCTCTTGGTCTGCCTGAAATTTCGACTGCGAATGCTTGTATGTTTCGTCGAGCGGAGCTTTCTTGTTGACCCAGTGCTGATGATCGACCTTGATCTCTGGCACATAGGCGTAGAGTCCCTTGGACCGCAAAATCTGCGTAAATTCATTGTCGGCATAGTTCAGAAAATAGCCTTTGAAAGTGTACTTGGCCATGGTATATGCCGTGCAGAATGGCATAACAGCGATCTGACCGCACTGAATGCCGTCATCGGGCTCGATCACTCCGTCCTTGTTCGGAAAACGATGATTGAAGAGCTTCACGAGGAGATCGAGTGTGTTTGGCATGCTCACAATGGTGTCGTCGCCGATGCACCACACGAGCGTGTCGGGCTTCAATCCCGAAAGAATCTTGTGAATTGGTCCAATAAAGCCTTCCTGAAAATTCTCATAGGTACAGATCACATGCGGATAGCCTGCGTTCTCGTGAATTGACTCGATGCACTTCTCTAGGCGTGGGCGTCTCTCTTTGGTTGTTGGTATGCAAATATATACTGGGTTCATATTTGGTAATCTTTAATTGGTGTATAACGATGAATGTATAAAATGTTCGGAAGATGCACTTCGGTCTTTGCGACGAGCTTCAAATTCTCCGCAAAGCCACGATCTTCGTAATACATGACATCAGGGTACGGCGCTTGAAGGGCGACTTCCCTTCGAATGGCCGCAATCCCTGTCACGTCTTGCTCAAGGTGTCCGTCTGGCTCGAATCTCCACTTGTTCGCATGCAGTCTTTGAATGTATCGGTATTGCGCTTCGCCAGTCTTCGCATCAACGCACATACCCTCGAATGAAATCACGTCAGGCTTTGTCTCCATCGCATTCAAAAGACTCTGAACGTAATTGTCAGGGACAAGATCATCGTCATCAATGAAAGCGACATACTCTCCTGTAGCCGCTTTGACCATGTTGTTGCACTTCGTACCCATCATCTGCGGATATGTGTCATCGACAAGAATCTCCACCTCTGGCGTTTTCTGCTTCTCAAGCAAACCGAGTATCTCTTTCAAAAGACTGGCGCGTTGAGGAATCGTTCGAATGAGTATTGAAAGTTTAATCATGGCGTTTTTGCTTATTGATAAATTCTGCCCACAACTTTCGCTTCTCGGCATAGTCTTTGAAAAAAGGATGAGACTCATCGCCCTGCCAAAACTTCTCATTGAGCTCAATGCCGATCGCTTCTTTCTGCAAATTCTTGAAGACATTCGAGGCGCGTTCGTGTCGGACAGAAGCATTGCCTGTGTAGACTGCCCAGCCTTTCTTATCAAATTCGCGCTTGAGAGTGATTCCGCTCCAAATATCAGCAAAGCGGTCAAAGCCCCAGCGCTTCATGTCCATCGGAGCCTGATAGACGTATGGCATAGCCTCCATTCGGAAGGCGAAATTCATGGCACAGAGCGGAAACAGCACACCCTTTGGAATTGGTCCCTTTACTGGAGAATATTCATCAGGAATGCCGTTTATGAGCTGTGACGGAGCGTCGAGATCGGGCACACCTTTCCACCAGCCATGAGAAAGCATCACTGGCGCTTCCTCTCTGGTCCCGTATGGAACGCCCCGGACTGGCATGCCTGCAATTGTTGATACCCAACTTATTGAGACAGAGTGATTCAGAGCTCTGATATGATCGCCGATAGTGTCGCCGTCAGGCAAAACATCATCGTCGAGTGAGATCACGATGTCTGTCTCTGGCATATACTTCGCGACATAGGCAAAGCCGAGATTGCGGCAACCGTCAGTCAGCCTCGGAATGAGTTTTGCGTACTTACCCATGACCTTCTTCAAAGTCGTCTCAAAATATCCTGGACGATATGCAGAGATAGTCGGCTCTGGTCCATCATTCACGAGAATGAGTGACGCATGATGCTTCGAAATCTGCTCGCTCCAAGCGTTTCGAAAAGCGTCTATCTTCTCTGGGCGAATTGTGGGTACAACGATTGCAATATTCATAGTCCTATATCGGGATAAAGCACTTCGGCTTCATCAATTACGTCTGATAAAACATCCTTCTTCACGACCTCCGCAAAATCTTTCATCTGCCAGCAGATACATGCGCCCATGAGCAGATCAAAGTGTCTCGTGGTCAGGCGCGGATCCTTTTCGCTGTCGATAAGGTCATTGCGCGAGAATGATTTCGCCTCGGCAATAAGTCGCTCGTCATTCAAGGCAACCAAACCATCAGAGACAGCCTTCACGAACGACAGGACCATCTTCGGCTTGGTCAGGCTGTTCGTATTCCAGCCGTAAGTCGCGGTGTTGTTTGTGTTGCTCATATTGACCTTGAGTTCGTTTCTTTCGGTCTTGTAGAGAGTCACGCCCAACTGTTTCGCTTTCAAAATCGCCTGATCGTACTTGTTGTTCTCAATGCCAGCGATGCCAGGAAAGACGTTCTGCTCGCGATATATCTCATCTCCGAACGCTTCGGGCTTTATGTCATTAGCATCAAAGACTCCGACAACCTGCGCAGGCACGCAATCGAAATCCATGTGTATGGATGTTGAAGAGTCGAGCAAAACTCCGCCAGCAACATCGTGGCCAGAGCCGTATCGGTGACTCGGATCATATTTTTTGTAGATTCTGAAACCAGCCGACACCTCGACAGGTCTTTTGACCTCCATTTTGTCCAACACTTCGCGATCAAACAAAATATCCTTTGAGGCAGAAGGTTTGCACAAGCGCTCACCCTCAAAATCGTCATCGTCTTTGCGCATCTGCTCAATGTCAGCCATGCTGTAGCGGTCCCATGCAGGCTTATTATCGGCTGTGAGAATAGGAACAATGAGCACTCGGCGCGTATCAGACTTCTTTTGGACCAGCTGATGCACGTTTCCGAGCTCGGAGATGTAGTTGCAGTTATAAATGCACGAGCCAGTCTTCGAAAGTCCTGTTCGAGCTTCTTCCATGTTCTCCCAGATAGCCTTCGACTTCTTGGCCGAGCGCAATGTGGTCCTCGTCTCAAAGTCTTCAAAGAGAATCCAGTCAGGTCTTGCGTCTTCTTGGATTGCACCTCTTTGCTCTGTGCCCACAGTATCGGCAGTGATTTTGATTCCTGTTGAAGTTGTGAACGATGCCATCGTTTCTTCGCGCTTGGCTTCCGTCTTCTCAAAGATTTCAGGGTACACCGTCTGAATCTGCGGAGTGACAAGCATGTTGTAAATGTCCGTCACGATCTGCTTTGAGTTCGTGCCGTCAGCCGACAGGACTTTGATATAGCGCCTATAGTGGTTCAGGTCATTCGAGATGCAGAAAGCAATGAAAAGCTTCGTCCTTGCCGTCTTGGCCGCACCCCTGAAAGCAATATCGACGAATGAGGCAATGTCGCCCTTGTAAGTGGCCAGATTGTTCTGGTCAATCTCCTTGTGGAATTGCGCATCCTTCGATGAAAAGTATCGCGGAAAATAGTTGCGAGCCCACAGCGAGAATTTGAGCAAAATCTTCTCGTCAGAGTCTTTGATGATGTCAAAAGTAAAGAGCGGTTTGATTCTCGTCACATCGTTTGATTGTAAAATTTCCCGTATCGTAGACATATTTATTTTTTGTAGAAACACTTAACGCAGAGCCATAGCTTCTTCACTCTGTCCCACATGACCGAGCCCACTGTTTTCTTGCAATCTTCGCAGACGTAACTCATTTCTTTTCAAGGGGTAAAATTTCTGCTAAAGCCTTGTCGGATTCGGTCCGATCAGGTATGAGATCCTTGCCATCTTTTCCTGTCTGCTCAATACCTTCTCGATACCCGTATTTGGTAAGCAAAACCTTTGCGATTGTCGGGTTGTAATCACCAGAAAGCCCATTGTTTATAAGACGGTCAGCCTGTTTCGCTCGAAGCTTTTCCATAATGTCGGAAAACTCACAGTAAAGCTTCTCCCATTCGTACAAAGTATCTCGGCTAACATCAAGATGAACAGCCAATCCTTCGATGGTTGGAACCTTCACACGGATGATTCGTTGATAGCTATCCGACTTGTCTCCGCGAGTAGCATGATACTCGTCTTCTTGGTCCTCACATGACGCAATGTACTCTTCAGATCGAGTAATAATTTCTGGGTTGTATTCGATAGGTCTAGCCATATATATAAAAAAGTGGACGCGTGAAATAAGCGGCCACGATTTCATATACGATTGTGCTGTAATTATACCACACTTTCTAAAGAGCCAGCTTACTCTTATCCACACAATCAAGCGTGATGATCTTGGTCCCGTCATTGCTGATCTCTTCCATGGCAGTCTTTCCATCAGGGCAGAGCTTCCAGAGAGTATACCCTTCGACCATTTTAGTCTCATGGCTAATAAGGTCCTCGGAATGTCCGAGTACCCTATGCGACACCTGCCAGAGATACAGATTCAGTCCTCCGAGAAGATAGCCAACGGCGAATGCCCCAAATACAAATTTATTCATGTTCATTACGGTTAGCAGACTTCTGCAATGCTCTCTGGAGCTCAAGCAAGTCTCTCCAGATCGAGAAGAAAGCATTCTTGATAATCGAATACGCGAGAATGAACGGTGCAACTGGGAATATCCAGAACTGATACGCGCATCTATTCACCTCTCGGACCACAGGCAGATAGAACAAGGGTGCACTGTATCCCTCACCAATGGTCACCACAAACCATTCCTTCCAGTTTTGTCTGATAGTCTTGGTGCGACCAGTCTCTTTGTTGAATTGGTAGATCATGTTAGTAATTCACGTCTTCACAATGAAGATTAATGCTCCGAATTACGAAATCTTCGGTGAAGAAATTTATCGAGTCCATGTCCTCTTGCCTGTGCTTAATCAAAGCAGTCGTGAAGTCAGAAGCGAGGACGTAGAAGATTCGAGACTTCTTTGTTTCGTGAGACGAATACACTATCGCGTACACATTTTTAATTTCTTTCATAGAATTATTGCTTATTTGATAATAGGGCTAGCATGTCATCTACCACTTTTGCTCTTTCAACTTCTGGTCTTGAGAAATGGTACCCAT